TTTGGTTCATCTAATATTACTTTTGCGCAGATTAGTTCTGCCCAGATTTATGCAGCTGGTACAGGCCTTAATCTTGCCAACCTTACATTTAGTATTGCTAACACAGCTGTTACGGCGGCTACTTATGGTGATGCTGGAACAGTTGCTACTTTCACTGTTAATGCTCAAGGGCAATTGACTAATGCAGCCAACGCTGCAATTAACGCTTCTAGCATTACATTAGGCACTTTAGCCAACGCAAGAACAACGGCTTCTGATGCTAATGGTGCGTCAACCATCGTAGCTCGTGACTCGAATGGTTCTTTTGCTGCCAATGTAATTACAGCAACTACATCTAACGCCACAACATTTAATGGTACTACTGGTAACTTTACTAGTGTATCAGGCAACGGCGTAGCTTTAACAGCTATTAACGCTTCTAACATTACCAGCGGAACCCTAGATAACGCCCGTACTACAGGTAACACAGCTAACAGCGCAAGCACAATCGTACTGCGTGATGCTTCTGGAAACTTCGGATCTAACGTAATTACCGCTGCTTCATTTAGTGGTGACGGCACAGCGATTACGGCTATCAATGCTTCTAATATCTCGTCTGGAACCATTGCTAACGCTCGTACTACAGCAGCTTCTGCTAACGGGGCTTCTACGATTGTTTCTCGTGACGCTGGTGGTAACTTCTCAGCCAATACGATTACAGCAAATATTTCGGGTGATATTTCGGGCGGTACAAATATCAATGCCTCCAACATTACTTCGGGGACTATCAATAATGCCAGGACTACTGCTTCTTCTGCCAATGGTGCTTCCACTATTGTGCTTCGTGATACTAACGGGTCTTTTGATGCCAACGTTGTAAATGCTACAAACCTTAGCGGTGGTGGTACATCCATCACTTCTATGAACGCATCAAACCTGTCTGCTGGTACGGTTGCTTCGGCTCGTATATCAGGATCATATACAGGCATTACTGGAGTTGGTACGGTTACTGCTGGTACTTGGAATGCAAACACAATTGCTAATCTTTATACAACTGCAAATAGTTCTAATGGGGCTTCTACGATTGTTTTAAGAGATGCTTCTGGAGCGTTTAGTGCGGGAGTAATTACAGCTAACGGTTCTGCTTTATCAGCTATTAATGCTTCGTCAATTACTACTGGAACAATAGATAACGCTAGAACTACAGCAAGCTCGGCTAATGGTGCCTCTACAATTGTGGCTCGTGATGCTTCAGGTGACTTCTCCGTTGATGGTATTACAGCAAACTGGTTTACAGGTAATGGTGCTAATTTATCAGCTATAAACGCCTCAAACGTTTCAACTGGAACTATAGCTAACGCCAGAACTACAGCAGCTACGGCTAACGGTGCTTCAACTATAGTTCTTCGTGGTACATCAGGCGAATTTACAGCTGGAGCAATTACTGGGTCTTCGTTTACTGGTGATGGTTCTGCAATTAGTAGTATTAATGCTTCAAATATCTCATCTGGCACTGTAGCTACAGCTCGCCTTGCCTCTGGTACGGCTAATAGCTCAACCTATTTACGAGGTGACTCTACTTGGGCGACAGTTACTAGTGGTATTACTCTTACTGATGACACATCTACTAATGCAACACGCTACCCACTATTAACTTCAGCTACATCAGGTTCAATTAGTACGGCTAACGTATCTAGTACAAAATTAACTTTTAATCCGTCAACGGGTAACTTGGTTGCTACAATTCATCATTCTTCCTCTGATAAACGACTTAAAACTGATATTCAACCAATTTCTGATGCGTTGGTAAAAATTAACCAAATCAATGGTGTAACTTATTTACGTACTGATACGCCTGAAACCATACGGCATACTGGTGTTATTGCGCAAGAAGTTGAAACTGTATTGCCAGAGGCTATTGCTATTGGTCTTGATGGTTATAAAGTTGTTGCTTACGGAAACATGATTGGTTTATTGGTTGAGGCTATTAAGGAGTTGAAGGCCGAAGTTGATGCTCTGAAAGGCAAATAATGTTTGCTGGCTTTCCCTACGGCGGTGCCCCGTTTGCTGATGTAGGCGATACAAGCCTTGGCATTTCAGTCCAGCTTACTGGGGTCTCGGCTGTTGGTGTAGTTGGTACGGTTGATGTTAGAACCCAACAGATACTAGATGTAACGGGTGTAAATGCTGTTGGTCAGGTTGGCACAGTAACAGTCGTAGCCCCAGCAAATTTAGATTTAACGGGTATTTACAGTCCTGTATTGGCTGGCACTGTTAATGTTGTTGCTAATTCAGTTATTGAGCTTACTGGCTTTGCTATACCAGCTTTAGTAGGTAACGTAACAGCTAGTGGTAGTACGGAAAATAACGTTACTGGCTTTGCGGTGCCAACTTTATTAGGTAACGTATCATTAGTAACCAATAACTTTATTAACGTTACTGGGTTTGGCATACCAACATTACTTGGTAATGTAACGACTGGCGGCGAAGCAACTGTTGATTTAACGGGCGTAAATGCCATAGGTGTAGTTGGTACGGTAAATGCTCAGGCAAACTCAGTGGTTAATTTGACTGGCGTTAAAACGGTTGTTAGACTAAAGAGGGTAAACGTTTGGGGTCTTGTTGATACTGCGCAGACACCAAATTGGAGTAATGTTTTAGTGCCTTCAGGTTTTGATATAGCTGCTTAAGGATAAATTATGGCAAGTACATATTCGACAAGTTTGAAGCTAACCCTGATTGGGGATGGCGATCAATCGGGTATTTGGGGGCAAACAACCAATACTAACTTTGGCACTTTAGTAGAACAGGCTATTACTGGCGTTACCTCGATTGTGATGGCAGATGCTAATTACACACTGACCAGCTTTAACGGAGTGACGGATGAAGCCAGGAATGCGGTTTTAGTGGTCACTGGCGTTAATAATGCCCAGCGAGACCTCATTCCTCCAGTAGTTAAAAAGCTCTATACAGTTGTAAACAACACTACTGGTGGTTACGCAATCCGAGTCATTGGTGTTTCTGGCACTGGAGTAATTATTCCTAATGGGGCTACATGCCTTGTATATTGTGATGGCACTAATTTTGTAAGTGGTTTATCTGGTACGGCTGGTAATTTTAGTGTAGCTGGCAATATAACGGCTACTGGCAACGCCTCTATATCAGGTAATGCTTCTGTTACTGGAAACGTAGCTGTTACTGGATCAATTACAGGAAATGGTGTTGGTATTAGTGCTATAAATGCCTCTAACATATCTTCTGGGACTGTGGCTACCGCCCGTCTTGGCTCTGGAACCGCTAACGCTGCTACATTTTTACGAGGCGATCAAACCTATGCACTACCAACCGTGACGGCAGTTAATGCAGCTAATTTTACAATTCAACAACTTGGAACCTCTTTAGTGTTTCAATACAATGGAGCTAATGTAGCAGTAATGGATTCAGGTGGTAATTTAACTTCAGCTGGTCAGTTTGTTGCTGGCGGTAGCGTTTAATTTTAGGAGAGCAATATGCCAATAACAGTAAGCGGCACATCAATAACATTTAACGATGCAACTACGCAGACTACTGCGGGTATTACTAGTGCTGTTACATCCCTTAACGGACAAACAGGTGCAATTACTAATACCAATTATGGTGCAATAGGTAGTTATGCGGGTGCATCAACAGCAGTTGCAAATAATACTTCATTTTCAGCAAACTCAACCATAGCAGGTAGTAGTTTAAGACAAAGGGCATTGCCGAATGCTAGCAATGATAATTCCTTGGGTGCGTTTGATGCTTTTCAACCCGGTGCGGCTCAAAATCCCGGATTTACAGGCACATGGAGAGCAATGAGTAATACAAAAAATCAAGGACCCGGATATTCTGATTTGTGTGGGGTAAACCTTTGGGTTCGTATTTCTTAAAAGGACAATATATGTTTACTATTCAATATGTAAAAAATCTTCAATGGGAAAATGCAGAACATACTGTTTTTTCGTGTATTGTTAAATATGAAGAATTTAACGAAGAACATCCATCAGGGATTGCCCCAACAGACCCTTATGCACATATTCAAGAAATTTGGGCTAAAGGAAATGCGGGTGAATATGGCTCTATCGCTGAGTATGTGCCACCACCCCCACCACCTGTAATTGAGCCACTGCCTACTACTGAACTGGGCAATTAATCGTGAATAACCCAAAAGTTAGTATAGGTTATGTTGGCAATGTATGGTCAAAACAAATGCACTTTGAAAAATCAGGTGATTTTGAACAAGGACATACACATTGTTTTGACCATTTAACTTTACTTGCATCAGGTTCTTTAAAGGTGGAAGTAGAAGGGCAAGAAACCATATTTAAAGCACCACACATGATTTATATTCACAAAGACAAAATGCACGGATTGACTGCTCTTGAAGATAATACAGTCGCTTATTGCATTCATGCTATTCGTGATAAAAGTAGTGGTGATATTTTAGACCCAAGTATGATTCCTAAAGGTGCAATAGGTCATTTTGTATGAACGTATATCCTGGCTCAACTCCCGAGTTTCGAATCTTGAAGCAGCCTAATGGCGAGCAAACACTTCAACTTCGTTACATCAACATAACTCAGGGTTACACAGGCAAATGGCAAAACGTGCCAGTAGTAGAAGTTAAAGAAGAGGAAACAGCATGATTAAAGAAATCCCAGATGAGATGAGCGGTGGTGAATTTAAGCCACGACACACTATTGAAATCTACTGCCCAAACTGTAGCCGGGACGTAGATGAGTCTGAGCTTGAAGCGAAAAAGTGCAATGACTGCGGTGATCCGCTTGAAGAACCAGAGCAGCACGTAGCTATCGTAGTAGCCAATATGTCATTTGGTGGGTCAACACTCTGAGGCAAAGAACAGTGAGATATGTCAGACGAACTCGGATTGGGTGCTGGTGCCAAGGGAATCAGCGAAGGGTTTAAGACTGGTCGAGAGGCTGGCAAAGAGATTGGTAAGAACATCGAGGATGTTCAAAAGGAAGCAGTAGATTTAGCAAGGCAGAAGGCAAACCAGAAGATACGGGAGCGCAGGGAAGCCGAGCTAAAGAAGGAACGTGCAATATACAAAGCCCTTGAGGAGTACCGACACCGCAAGAAAATTAGCGATGAAGAGTACAAATTAAGGGTTGATTTTATAAAGCAGCATGGCACTAAAGAGTGGCAAAAGGTGCTAGACCTCAAAGCCGAGATTGAGCGGCTTGAGAAAGAAGACAAGAAGTATTTTGACGCAGAGTTGGCAAAGGTTAAATGGGTGCAGTTCTGGTGCTTTTTAGTAGCAGCTTGGATTGCTTATTACATCGTATGGGGGAGTAAACAATAATGTTGACTTTAATATCCACAGCGCTGTCCTTCCTCATGGGGGGTCTGCCTAAATTACTAGACTTCTTCCAAGACAAGGGCGACAAGAAGCACGAACTCGCTATGGCTGCTATGCAGATGGAGCGGGAACTTAAACTCATGGAAGCGGGTTATGCCGCCCAAGCCCGTGTAGAAGAGATTCGCACCGAGCAAGTAGCAATGGAGACTCAGGCTCAAGAACGCACGGCTATGTACAACCACGACATTGAGATTGGTAAAGGTGCCTCCCAGTGGGTTATTAACCTTCGTGCCTCGGTTCGCCCAGTGGTGACTTATCTGTTTGTCTTCCTGTTAATCGTAGTAGACATTGCCTCTATATGGTGGGCATGGTCTTCTGGAGCCGCCTTTGCCGAGTCAGTACCAATGATTTTTGATGAGCAAGAGATGCAGATTCTGGCTTCTATTATTGCGTTTTGGTTCGGGACTCAAGCATTTTCTAAGAAATGAAGGTAAGCGATAAAGCCATCAAAATGATTAAGCACCACGAAGGTGTCCGTCAGAAGCCGTATCGTTGCCCAGCCAAGCTATGGACGATTGGGGTTGGTCATGTACTCTACCCACGGCAAGGTGCGTTAAAAATAGATGAGCGGGATGCCTACCCACTAGAAGAACGGGATAACCGCACCTTTTCAATGGAGGAAGTTGATGACATTCTTCGAGACGATCTTAACCGCTTTGAACGGGGTGTTGAACGCTACTGCCCTGTCAAACTTACTCAAGGAGAGTTTGATGCCCTCGTTAGTTTTAGCTTTAATGTTGGTTTGGGAACGCTTCAGCGAAGCACCCTCCGTCAGAAGGTTCTGCGTGGGGATATGGAAGGGGCTGCGGAAGAGTTCTTGAAATATACGCTGGCTGGCGGTAAAGTACTGAAAGGCTTAGTCACTCGCAGAAACGATGAACGAGCTTTATTCTTATCCTAGGGTAAACCCGTATGCCATTACAAAAACTACAATTCAGACCAGGACTAAACCGAGAAGGTACTGACTACTCCAACGAGGGAGGTTGGTATGACGGCGATAAGATTCGCTTTCGTTCAGGTTTTCCTGAAAAGATTGGTGGTTGGACCCGCATGGCTACTGCTCAGTTCTTGGGTTTGGCTCGTTCTCTGTGGAATTGGGTAGCGCTCAATGGCTCCAATTATCTAGGCGTTGGCACCAACCTCAAGT